TGGATGGAATCGGTCAGCGACGTAGAGGTGGGCAACGATGACCCAAAAGCCATCAACGAGGAAGCGTCGGGCGACTCATAGTCGAACTGGCGATAGCCACGCAAATACCGATGGTTTACTGGCAAAGCGCTGAGGACATTTTAACGGCAATCGAGGTTTTAGAGGCTAGGAGCGGCAATGGCAAGTGATCCAATTGCACTAGACCAAACCGAGCTAAGAGCCGTATTTAAGGCGCTCAAGAATCTGCCAGAGGCAGCTAACGAAGAAGCTAAGCGACAATCTGGCGCATTAGCAGAATACGCGCGTGGTGAAATCATTCAGACCGCAAATGGCCTGCAAAGTCGTGCGGTAGCTGGTCGAATCGCTTCTGGTTCAAAGGTAAAAAAATCTAGCCGTATTGGTGAGATAACTTTAGGGTACGCATCGCAACGGTTTAGCGGTGGAGCGACTACTAAAGATATTTGGGGCGCATCAGAATTTGGTTCGAACAAATACAAGCAATTTCCTGTGTGGTCAGGTCGTGAAGGTAGAGGATCGCGCGGTTACTTTGTCTATCCAACATTGCGTAAAATTCAGCCTCAAATCATCGAGCGTTGGACGGCATCATTTAGCAAGATACTAAAGGAGTGGGGCTAATGGCTACAGGTACACGGTCGTTAACGCTCAAGCTTCTTGCTGACGTTGATAACTTTACGAAAAATTTAAAGGGCGCAGATAATGACGTCAAAGGGTTTGGCGATAAGGTCACAGACTTTGGCAAGAAAGCCGGTCTAGCCTTTGCAGCTGCCGGCGCAGCGGCCGTAGCCTATGCAGGCAAATTGGCCATCGATGGGGTCAAATCAGCCATTGAAGATGCAGCCGCGCAAACTAAGTTAGCCATAACCCTCAAAAACGTCACAGGGGCTACAGAAGCCCAAATAGCGGCTACTGAGGATTACATCACCAAAACATCTTTAGCGTTTGGCGTGACAGATGACGATCTAAGGCCAAGCATAGAGCGGTTGTCTAGAGCCACCGGTGATTTACAAAAGGCGCAGGAGCTACAGACCGTAGCCATTGACGTTGCGGCCGGTAGCGGTAAAAGTTTAGAGGCCGTCACAAATGCGATGGCAAAAGCCGCCGAGGGCAACACCGCATCATTGGCAAAGTTAGGCATTGGCCTATCAGCGGCCGAGCTAAAAACCATGTCGCTAGATCAGATTACCGCAAAGCTAGCAGACACTTTTGAGGGTCAAGCAGCGGCTAAAGCTGACACATTTGCAGGCCAAATGGTGCGCCTACAAATAGCGTTTGATGAAGCTAAAGAAACTGTCGGCGTATTTATTTTGCAAGCCATTACGCCTATTGTGGAAACTATCGTCAATAAGGTTATGCCGGCGCTATCGAGTTTTATCAATGGCATAGGCGGTACAGACGGCCTAAAGAGCGCGTTTGATTTGTACGCGGATGCGGCTAAACGTGTGTTTATTCCTATTTTTGACGGTATCAAATCGGCGTTCAATAACATTAAAAATGCGGTCATGAATAACAAAGAAGAATTCATTTTACTGTTTAATTTCCTCAAAGATTATGTAGCGCCATTTTTTGGCGGTGCGCTAAAAATTGCTATTCAAGGCATAGGCATTGTGATTTCTGGGGTCATTGAAACTGTAGGCGCTCTAATTCGAGGGTTTGAAAGAGTTATAGAATTAAGCAAGGCAATTGGTCGTGGCATTGGCGGTATCTTTAGCAATTCCTCATTTGAGTCAACCGCGTCAAGTGCGCCAGCTCCTTCACCGTCAATGACGTCACCTTTTATGCCATCAATGCCAACAGGCATAGTGCAACCACGTGTGCAATACGTCAATCAAGTTACGGTCAATGGCGCTATTGATAGTGAATCGACCGCGCGCCAGATCGTAAGCGTACTTAATGATTCACAGGCCAGAGGCACATTAGGTAGTCTGGCGCTGGCATAATGACCGCATACACACCCATTTATCGCGTATTGGTAAACGCTCAAGAGATAACCGACGTGACGGTTGCAAATCTTGTCATTACTAGCGGCCGCACAGACATTAATTCCCAGCCAGTCGCAGGCTATTGTCAAGTGCAATTATTAAACTTTGATAATTCTGCCTATGACTTTACCGTTGGTACAGGCATTACCATTGAGGTCACAAACACGCTTGGCGTCTATGTGCCTATTTATGGGGGCTACATTACAGACTTTACAACCGCGGTAAATCGCACAGGAAATTTAGGCTATACGACGGTCGTGCAGATTACCGCGCTAGGAGCGTTGTCTAAGCTAACTAAGATTATCGATGAAGGCGTTTTATCATCCGATCAGGATGGCGACCAAATCTATAGCCTTTTAGATAATTACTTATTGGGTGAATGGCTAGACGTACCGGCAGCGCAAACATGGGCAACTTTTAACCCGACGACTACATGGGCAAACGCCTTAAATCTGGGGCTGGGCGAAATTGACAGGCCGGGCAATTTTCTTATGATTGCCCGAAGCTCGAATGAAACCGACCTTTACAGTCTTTGCAGCGCTATTGCGACTAGCGCGCTTGGGCTACTTTATGAAGATGCCAACGGAAACATCGGCTATGCAGACAGTACCCACCGGCAGGATTATTTAGCTGCCAATGGCTACACGACCCTTGACGCTAATCATGCAAACGGAGTAGGCCTTGCCGTAACTACACGCGCAGGCGACCTACGCAATGAATTTGCTATTACGTATGGCACAAGTGGAAATCAAGTTTACACGGCTGAGGATTTGCAAAGTCAGGTCGATTACGGCGTTTATGCAGAATCGTTTTTATCGCGTATTAAAGATACCGCCGATGCTGAGCTATATGCCGACAGAGTTATTGCCCTACGCGCCGAGCCGTACCCTAAATTTCAGAGCATCACTTTTGAGCTGGGAAACCCAGAAATAGACGACGCAGATCGTGACGCCCTTATTAACGTATTTGTCGGTCAGCCGATATGGATTCAAAATTTGCCGCCAAACATCAGTCAAGGGTCATTTGAAGGCTACGTAGAGGGATGGACATTCAGAGCCAGCCTAAATAATTTAACCATAACTTTTAACGCGTCACCGGTCAATTTCAGTCAGGTAGCGGTAAAATGGGAATCAGTCAACCCAGCTGAGGCATGGAATACTCTAAGCCCGACGCTGACATGGCTCAACGCGATAGGAGTAGTAGCATAGATGGCAACCACAACCCCGAATTTTGGCTGGTCTGTGCCGACGTCGACCGATTTGGTCAAAGACGGCGCAACCGCGATTGAATTATTAGGTGACTCAATTGACGCGTCATTGGTCGATTTAAAAGGTGGAACTACTGGTCAGGTTTTAGCAAAGGCTTCAAATACCGACATGGATTTTTCATGGGTCGCACAGGATGACTCTAATGCAATTCAAAATGCAATTGTCGATGCTAAGGGTGATCTCATTGCTGCAACAGCTAACGACACACCGGCACGATTAGCGGTCGGCACAAATGGTCATATCCTTACCGCTGACTCAACTACGGCAACAGGGCTTAAGTGGGCAGCTGCTCCGGCAGGTAAATTAATCCAAGTAGTTAGCACAACTAAAACAGATACTTTTTCTACGACAAGTAGTTCATTTACTGGTATTACTGGGCTCACCGCGTCAATTACACCTACCAGCGCATCAAGCACAATACTTGTGATTGCTTCCGTTCAGGTTGCAGGTATCAACGGCACTAACAGAGTTGGCGTTAGATTGGTTCGTGGCGCTACGGCTATTGCAATTGGAGATGCCGCAGGTTCACGCACACGCGCTAGCGCTGCAGGATTTTCAGCGGTGAGCGATGATATCGAATCTGTGTCAATTACCACTTTAGATAGCCCTGCTACAACAAGCGCGACAACATACGCAATAGACATGGTTCAGGTAGGTGGCGGCACGGTTTATTGCAACAGATCGCACACCGATTCAGATAGCTCAACCACTTTTAGAACCGCTTCGACTATTACTGTTTACGAAATAGGTGCATAACATGGATTTATCATTAATTCTATCCCGCCGCTATAACGCTGAATGGACACTAGACGGCGATGATTACGAAGGTTTAACTTGGCTATCAGATAGTAAAAAGCCTACAAAAGCCGAATTGACCGCTGAG